GTCTGTCCATGCTCTTTGAGAACTGCCCGTCCATGATCATACTGTACTGATACAGATTGCTTATCCCTTCGGAAAATCCTTTGGTTATCGCAGAGATAGCCGCACGGATAGCCCGGTACAGCGCAATCCTTTTCAGAGAACCAAATAATTGCCCCAGACTGGAAGTCGTTTGCTTAACCTTACCGATAAGCCGGGACATAGCCATTTTAGGAATAGCAGCGGACATTTTGATAAAGCCCTTCGTAACCTTTGCCGTTCCGCTTGCCAGTTTCTTGAGTGCGCCAGTACCTACACTGAACGCTTTGCTGAACGCTCCACCAAGCCCAGACAAGATACTTTTCAGCCTGCTTGTGGACTGCGTGACCTGCTGAATACCTGCGTCAACCTGCTCCACACCACTATCCTGCGGAGTAACAGTAGGATTGACCTGTGGGACAGTCTGTGCGCCCTGGTTGACCTGCTGAATGTTTGGTATTCTCACATTACCTACCTGTCCCAGATTAGACAGGGCTTCGGTGAGCATATTGAGTTTTGCAATCGTCTCTGGGCTGATACTGTTTGCGGACGTAACAATATCGCTAATCCGCTTCGGGATAGTCCCGGAAATTTTGAGATTGCCAATCTTACCCAACCCGCCCAGGGCGTTACCCAGGTCGTTCAGCTTATCCAGGTTCTTGATCTTTCCCAGTGCTTCATCCAACTTCTGCAACTGCTTCACAGAAGAAGAAAGACCCACCCCGCCTTTAGTAGCGTTTTTCAGCTTACCAAGACTGCTTGTGAGTGTGTCTATACCTTTGGCAGCACCTTCCGATTTCGCTTCAATTTGAAACTCAAGACCTTCAAGTTCAATCGCCATCGTTCGGTTCCCCTCCTTTCTCTAATTTTTCTTCAAACTTCTTGTTGAACTCTGCCATCATAGCCCGCATTGCTTCTCTGCCCGCTTCCATCTGCTTCTTTTTGTTGAGTTCGTCAATCCGTTTGATTTCCGCTTCGGTAAGAGGAATAGGATTATCACGGTACGGGAAGGGTTGCTTTTTAGTGCTTAACGGGTTGAATACTGGGGACACGTCCAACAAGGCTTCATAGAAATAGGCTCCCAGTAGCCACAAGTCTGCGTTTCTACGCTCCTTCTCAAGTTCGTTCATCTGGCGGTAATACTTCGTTTTGCAGTTATCACCATCCCAGTAGTCCTCATAGGTCATCCCTATGCTCATGTAGAAGCCGCATAGTTCCTCAAACTTATCTCCGTAACGTAGAACAGGGGACGGACGGCTTGACTCACCGCCGCCCCCTGCTGTGTCATCGTCAGACGGCAAATCCGTTACCAACTTGCCATCCAGTCCACGTTTCCCTCTTTACCTTCTTCGGGTTCGTCCATAAGGGACATAATGGGTTCGTTATACATTTCTGCCAACTTGCCGATCAAGTCCTCCTTATGGGGCATAGCAGCGTAAATCTTGTCGATCACGTCCTGCTTCACAAACCTGTGGTGCGCCTTGAAAGCCCCGGCAAAGAGCGCAGGCAGGAGGGTCATAGGACGGTTATCAATGTCTTTGGCAACGAAACCTTCATCCTCCATCTGCTTAATAGTTCTCCTGGTATATTCCAGGGTGTAATCCTTACCTTCGTAAGAAAAGATAATCTGTTTAGCCATTGCAATGGTTCCTCCAATTCTTGAAATTGTGTTATAGCGTTGGAGGGAAGGGAGTTATCCCCTCCCTCCGCTGTTCCTTAAGAGAAAGACTCCGTAATAACGGTGGACGGGGCAATCGTGATAGCCATACCACGAACTTCATTGACAGAACCACCCGTAACGTGTACCGCCAGTTCACCATTGAAGCTGAACTTACCTTCACTGCCAGTCGGAGTAACCACACCGCCAGACTCCGTGCCGCCAAACCAGACAGCGTACTTTTCGTCCTTGCCCTCAAGAGCCTTAAGAGCCTGGTAGTCAGTCTTGTCATAGTTGGCATTGAAGTTCATGCCCTCATTGTTCTGGATACCCAGAATGAAAGTCCTCATTTTGTCGGACAGAGTGGTAGTCTCAAGCATTTCGGGGTCAGAACCAATGTCCGGGAACTCCGTAATGTCCACCAGTTTGGCCCAGGTGGGAGTAGTGCCACTGCCATGCATGAGGAAAGTTTTATACGTACTTGTAGCCATTGTTATTTACCTCCTATAAAAGAATTTTCCGTCTGTAGCCACCCGATAGCGGGCAACTATTCTGTAGATTGAACCGTCCTCCATATTCGGAACGGGGTTCATGCTCATGCGCCTAAAGTTATAGGGCAGAAGCAGGTTGTCTATCGCTTTTGCGATCTTCTTACACTCCGTCTTTTTCCCTTCTGTTTTGTTTGAGTAAATGTTAATCTCAAACATGACAATGGCTACTTCGTGATCACCACTGTCCATTCTGGAAAACATGATAGAGTTATCGCTCATGGTAATAGAAACATGAGGAAACGCAGACGGGGCGTTTACGTATTCACTGGCAATGTTAATACCAGGGAAGTTGCTACGCAGCATTGTAGCGATCTTCGTATAGACTTCGTTTTCGCAGTCGATCATACGTATATCCTCCTTGCAATTTCCTCAAACTTTTCCTCCAACTCTCTGATTGTCAGATACATACTCATGTTCGCAGGGTTACCATAGGTATGAACCTCACCTGCGTGTTTGCCCTCTGTGATCACTTCACCGTTGGTTCCGGGGTCACCCACATACCGCCAACCCTTTTTCATTCGTCCCAGTTTATAACCGTATTCTCCACGTACCATACCGTGTTCCGCAGCTTCCGGGTGATTGTCGGGGTATCTCACGCCTGTACCAAACTCAATGAACAAGACCGAACCGCCAACCGCTACAACTGCCACCCTGGTGTCACCCCGTTCCTCAACGGAAACGGATACATCGTTTGTGCCATCATACTGGGCGTTCTGAAACTTGACCGTGGCTATCTCCATTCCTTCATCCGCAAGGGCTTTCAGAAATTCACCTGTTTTCTGGGTCAGCCACTTCTTGTAGGCTTCCAGTTCTTTGATTGCCTGGTCAATGCTTGCCGGGTTCAAACTCATTCGGATTATGCGTGTACTCACGATACTTTCACCTTACTCACTGCAATAGATATGGAATTGTGGGACTTTGCTACCCTGCGTACCTTGTAGTCATAAGCAGGGGTTCCCTGGAAGTTCGGGGCTTTGTCAATGAATAACACCGTGTTTTCATCAATCGGACAATTCATATCGTCAGTGACAATCACTTTGTCGTAGGACTCCAAACTGCCAAACAATGCGATCTGTGCTTCACCTGTTGCCGGGGATACATTACACATCAGCTTGACAGGTTTTTCATACGAAACGGACTTTTCGCCAGTCTCATACCCTTCATCGTCTGTGGCTTCGGACTTACCTCTATACAAGCAGTACCAGATAGGTTGTAGGTTCCTTTTCAGAAGTTTCATTCAAAGTACCTCCCCCATCGGCAGGATACGGCGCAGGAGGGTGGGAGGAATGTCACCGTCCTCATAGTGACGGATAACACCGTTCTCATTGTGTACCTTCTCACCCTCTGCACCACGCTTGTTCAGCATATAAGCCGCAATCTCAACCTGGGTACGGTCATACTTTGCGGGCATTTCTTCCGAACCGTCCCCAAAGGGGAACGCCTTACGAATTACAACGCCCTCCGCAAGAGACAGATAGGTGGACAGCACGGAACTGTCAGTCTCACCCGTCATGTTTGTCAGCATTGTGGTTTTTTCTGCGTCAGTCATGCTGTCCACTCTCCTTTCTCATTAGGTGGTAGTAGTGATCGTACCGCCCGCAACGTAAACGCTACGGCTGTAGGTCGGCTTCGTGAAGGACTGAGCAATACCAGTGAACTTGCCGTGATACCATTCGGGACCATGATCAAGACCAATCTGCCCGAAAAGCTGATACTTCTCACCTGCGCCAGTCTTTGCAAGCGGCTCAAGGAAGAAGTTGCCCTTACCGGGAACAGGCTGATAGACAGGAGCGATCACGTCAAGGTTCAGAAGCAGGGCAGTACCCGCAGGCAGGCACTCACCCAGATACAGGTAAACGATACCGATAGGCGTTACCACACTGGAAAGCGCAATACCGTTGATTTCACGGGCAGCAGGAACCACGGTCAGACCATTCTGAACTGCGTCAGCGTTGATCTGGAACATGGTCACAGCGTCACACCAGAGAACCAGACCGTCAGTCGGGGCGTTCTGTCCGTAAATCTTCTTTACCATGTCCGCAATGTCCCAAAGACCCAGGGGCTTGCCACCCATAGCGGTCACATTGGTAGTGATAGCGGTAACCAGACCACGGGTCTTGTTGATCGTAGCGTCAGAAGTAGCCTTGTTGTAGGCTCCCTGGATGAACGTGAACTCAATGTCCCTCTGGATTTTCTGGATTTTTGCCGCAACCTGGAAGTCCAGTTCGTTAATGGGGTTAGCCTGCTGACTGGCAACATTAAGACCAGACAGAGTACCCATGTTGGACTGCTTCGCATAGGAGATACCAAGAGACTCCTGGAAAATCTGGGTCACGTTGGTCATCTGGGTACGGGTCACAACCGTAGCGTCCGGGGCAGTGAGAGAAGCACTTTCAGAAATAGCGGGCTGAGAAGCAGTCCCGGTACTATCAAAATACTGTCCCACCGCAAACTCTACGTGGTTGGTCGTTTTCGCCTTACGCCCGATAATGGACGAAAGCGGGGTACGAGTATTACCCTTGTTGAAAAGCATACCGCTGTAGTTCAGTACGCCAAAACTTGTAGCAAATACGTCTGCCATTTTGTTTTACCTCCAATTCATAGTTTTGTTTATGTGTTACCTGCCTGCGCCGCAGCTTCCTCCTGGGCTTTCAGACGGGTATAGTAGGCAACGGCTGAAATATCACCGCTTGCCTGCGCTTCGCTGATCATCTTGCCATAGTCAAGAACTCCACCTGCGTTATCCGAACCCGCAGCAGGGCGTGGGGTCGATCTCATTTGACCCGCAGCGATAGACTTCTTCTGCGCTTCCAGATAAACGGACTGGTTAGCCATCACCTTGTCCATATCACCGTCCACCATTGCAGCAGCGGTATCAGCAGCCAACTTTTCGTCATAACCCATAGACAAAAGTTTGGCTTTCTTTTCGGACAGTGCGATAGACCGCTTCAAGTCAGCGTTCTCCTGCACCAGTTTGTCATGTTCCTCCTTGCGGGCGGTTTCGGCTGCTTCATCGTCCGTCTGCTTCGTGCGTAACTGCTTCTTGTAGTCAGCAGATTCCGTGTTGGCTTTAGACAGGGCATTTTTCAGCCGGGTAACCTCCGCTTCGTTGTTGTCTCTCACGGCTTTCAGTGCAGTGGAGATTTCTTCTTCGGTCATGCCCTCCTTATAGGCAGAACCAAGCAGATCACTCAAATAACTCATGGTAAAGTCCTCCTTTGCGTTTGTAGGGTTCACTCCCTGTGTTTTTCCGTTTTTAGGTCTTTTCTTGACCTTGCGTTTTTACGTGTTCACTCACGTATGGAAACCGGGAATGGGTTAGGTTCCCAGAGTTCATACCACCATTGCACGGTAGGTCAGATAGCAGCGGCAATGTACGTTGTTCGCAGCATTCCCAAAGTTACCAGGGAACCGTGCGTGGTCACCATCGTAGGTGTAAAATTCTTCCTCAAGGGCTACCGTCATTCCCTCAAGGTAACGGTGGGTGTCTCTTACCAGATTGTCCAGAAGGGTGTGCCACGTTTTTTCAATGCCAAAGTTCCCTTCTTCTTGAAACTGATAAGCCCCATCGTTCACTGCTGTCTGATAGACTCTGTGATACTCACTTTCAGCCAACATCTGTAAACCCGCCAGATCGTCAGCCAGAATGTAGGTAATCACTCTGTCCTCAAAGTCTTTGCCGTCAATAACGGCGTAGATTGCGTCATACATTTTGTCCGTATCTACTGTCAGATCGTAGGCAAACATAATGGACGCAGCCCGTATTCCTTCCTTATAGGCTTTGATCAAGAAGGAAAGTAGATCATCCGCAATCTGCTGTACCCGTTTCTGAATGTCATCACGGTCAGCCTGGGCGTAACTGGTTGCCATAAGCGCATTGATTTCATCAAACGCCAGTATGTAACTGCTCAATACTTCGTCCATGCTGAACCTCCTACGAAAAATGGGACTATGAGTGGTAAATCACTCACAGTCCCATTGGACTTTCCAGAACCTTTGTCCCGGTTACTCTTTACTATTGTCGGTTTCCGGGTCAGATTGCTTCATCCGCATTTTGCGTCTGATCTCCACAATCGTAACCTTGCCTTGCTCAATCAGAATTTCCACCCGGCTCCCGTGTTTCAGCAGGTTTTCTATCTGCTCCTTCATTTCCGGGGTTATTACTGGGGTCATTGCCGTTATCTCCCTTCTTCAAGTTCTCTTGCTCCTGCAACTTCGCTTCCTGCTCTTTGGCATATTCCTCACTCAAGGTGTACGCCAGGTCAGAGTCAACGAACAAACCGCAATGTTCAAAAGCAAGGCGGGGGTGAATTTTGCTGTTCTTCAACATGAGGTCAAGAACCTGCGCCTTTTGCAGAATGTTCTCATAGTTCCTACGGGTAAAACGGATTTCCACGTTACTTACCCGCAAGTCCATACCCTTGAGAGTCTTGCAGATATTGAGTACCAGTCGGAGGAAGATACGCTCTGATTTCTTGAACATCAGTTCAGCGTCCTTCGCCCTGGCTTCCGCAGCAGACCAACCGTCACGCATAATGACCGCAGACCCGGTATCACTTGTGGAGGAACCACCGTTGCGATTCGGCATACCACAAATTGTAAGTACCGTCTGGTACATATCTTCCTTAAGGGTCTGGGTTTCGCCCTGGCTCATGTTGTTCACAAGGTACTCAACCTTTGCTTTCATGTTCGGGTCAATGTCCTGTACCTTAATTGCACCTTCCTCACGCAGTTCCTTGTACTTTTCAGAGGAAATGTCAATGTTGTAGAACACCATAAGTGCCTGTATGAACTGCTCCACGCCATCCACACGGTTACTGTCCGTGACGTTAATAGCGTCCAGAAGGGGAAGCACGATCTCAAAAGCCCCGATACGGGCAAGGTTCAGAGGGTATTCCACAATGGGAATATCACCCAGAATATGAGGTTCGTGTTTGACTACCTTGCCCTCCACGATCTCAAAATACTCATACTTGCTGTAGCAGGAGTAGTGAACCACGGCTTGATCGTCAATCACGTACTTAACGCCCAGGACAGGCTTATTGCCAAGTCCGTTATGGTACACCACAAAGGTGTTGCGGGGGTCAAGTGTATAGATTTCAAACGGGGAGTCATCTTCTTCTCCCACTTCTTCATCCGGGAGAACCATGCGGAAGGAAGTACCGCAGATATGGAACCAGTCAGCCAGTTCCTTGTCCTTCGTGGGCTTTTCCTCCGCAAAGACATATTCATTGAGAAGGTTGATTGCTTCGGCAATGTCACCCTCACCACGGGAAACGTACTGTAGGGGTTCGCCCATAAGATAGCCCGTCTTGAAAGAAACAATCTCATTTGCCCGGTTCTCCACAATCTTATTGCAGATTTCGGGGCGTACTTCCTTCTTACGGTCTAACACAGGCTGCAAGCCCTTGTAGTAGTTCCAAAGATATACGATTTCTTGACGGTTCTTTTCGTGATAAGGAAGTGCCTTGTCCAGAATACTGATCACATTATCAACGGTCACTTCCGTTTCGTCCGTCTTAATGATACGTCTGCCTTTCAACCAGGTCTGATCTTCGACAATAACGCTGTTCGGTGCAATACCCACGTAGACTACCTCCTTATACACCTATTTCACACCTTATTATAATTCTTCTAACCTTGTTTGTCAAAATATAACTGAATATGATTAGAAGAATATATTGTAAAAATTTTAGACGGGACGCTTGAAAACTTCCACCTTTGCGCCTACCAGACTCCGCAGTTCGTTTTCCAGAAGGGACAAGCTGTCTGGTGCGTCATCGTGCGGTACTTTTCCAGACCGGGTGTAGGTAATAACCTGCTTCATAAAGGCAGCGTAGGTAGAGTTGCGGGCATAGGTGGAGGGGTCTTTGAAGTAGAAGTTTTTTATGATCGTGTCGGAAGCAAACTCAATACGAGTCTGCTTGTTGCTGATTGTCCTCTTT